CTCGACCAGCGGATCGACAGCATCCGATAGGCCGAGCGCTGGTATGCCCTGAACATCAGCGGGCAGGATCACGTCGTCATGCGGGATCCAGGGTAGGGCGAAAGAGCGCATTGAGCGGGCCTCGCGATTGCCCACGGTGGCAGGGGCCCCGAGGGGGACGGATGGCAGGAGGCTCAACACGCCTTGATGCTGTTCGATTACGATGGCGCGCTGCGAGACGCCCTCAAAGCGAAACAGGCCGATCTGGCCAAGACGGGTATAAAGATTGGGCAGGATGTTGATCGCCTGCGTCATCTCGGCGAGCGAATAGCCGCCCGCGTCAAACGGGTTGCGGGTAAGGGGCATGGGAAACTCCGGGGGAATGAGGTGTTGGAAGGAATGGTCGCGCTTGGCGCGCAACTGGATTAGGCGGTGTCGCGGGGAATGATACCGAGGGTTGCGAGCTGGCCGTGTTTGGTCGCTGTTTTGGCTGCATCATCGACGGTTGCGTCAAAAACCAGGGCGGATTTGGAAACGATGGCGGGGCCGCGCGCAATAACAAGGCCGGTGCCATCAGCGTCAGAGGCATCGACGCTATAGAGCAGCATGGCGGCAGCTGTCTGCGCGCCATCCGTGCCGCCCGAAGTCGCCAGCTTGTATTTTCCGCTGGCGGTAATACGGCCCAGCACAGCACCCACGGGATAGGTGGTTCCTGCCAGCAGAGTGACAGTTTCTCGGGTATAATTTGGGTTCAGCTCATATTTGAGGATATCGCCCAGGCTGGGCGGTTGGGTCAGGACAGTCATGTCGGGGATCCTTCTGGGGATGGAGGAATAAGCAATCCGCCGCTGGGCAGGAGCGATGGAATTTTAGGACGGCCGTGGGTGTATGGCGGCTGTGGAGCCGCTCAGCGTTTTGCGCCGGAGGCCGCGGCGCGTTTGGCCGCCGCCACAATGGGGCTTTCGCTGTTTGGAGACGCCGCCGGAGCGGGGGCTGTTGCCACCACATCGCGCGCATCAGCTGCGGCTGCCGCATGCTCCAAGACCGATCGGCGCAGCGCCGAAGGTGTTGTGCCTTCCCTCAGGGCTTTTGCCGCGTCGATGGCAATGCCGAGGCGTCCCGCTTGCGCAGCGATCTCGGAGATCTCTGCCGCTTCATGGCGAAGCTGTGCGGAAAGTTCGTTGCGCATTGATGTCTGGAGGGCGGAGGTGGGGTCAGCCTTTGGTGATCCCGAGGCTGCGGGAGGTGTGGGAGCAAAAGCAGCAGCAGGCGGTGCTTCGGGATCTGTGCCGCTGTTTTCGGCAACATCGCTCTGCGTTTGGCCGTCTTGCGCTTCATCGGGGTTTGGTTCGGTCTGTGGCAAGGTGTCGTTGCTCATGAGAGGATCCTTTCGGGATTGGGTTCGGGTGGTAGAGACCACGCGGGATGGGACGGATGCGCGGAGTGGGGACAAGCCTTGTCGAAAAGCAGCAAAGCCGCGCTGCATATCGATGACTTCGTCGGCAAGACCTGCTGCCACAGCCTCAGCCCCGCGAAAGCTGGCGGCTTCGGTGGCGAGTGCTGCCTCTTGGCTCAGCCGCACGCCACGTCCCGCTGCCACCGTTTCCGCAAAGAGGAACCGCAGCACATCAATTTCGCGCTGAATGTCGCTCTGGATATCAGCGGGCAGGGGTGTGTAGGGATTGGCATCGATCTTATGGCTTCCTGCATGGATCAGCGTAACGCGCACCCCGTCTTGATCCAGCTGACCGCTGAGATCGGCGTGCATCACCACGACACCGATGCTGCCGACGGCCCCGGTGCGGGGCAGCAGGATACGGTCGGCCTGGCTTGCAAGCGCATACCCAGCTGAGAAAGCATGTTCAGCCACAAAGGCCCAGACGGGTTTGGTGGCGCGAATTGCACGAATACGATCTGCAAGGTCAAATACCCCCGCAACTTCACCCCCAAAACTATCAATTTCCAACGCAAGGCCGCGCACGGACGGGTCGCTTGCTGCCGCGTTAATCTGTGCTGTGATCCCTTCATAGCTGGTCTGGCCCGAGGACTGTCCGATCCAGCCCCCGCGGTGGATCAGCACGCCGGAGATCTGGATCACAGCAATGCCGTCGAGCACAGGATAGGGCGTCTCACCATGTTGGTGGTAATCGTCCAGCAGCCCACCGGCTAGAATGCTGGCGCGCGCTGGCGGAGTGACGAGGCTTTCCAGGCCGCCGTTTTCGTCACCAATCTCGACCCTGCGTCCAAGGATGCGCGGCCCAAGGCCGGAAAGAAACGCCATGGCTTTGGAAGGCTCAACCAGCAGCGGCGTGTTGAAGGCGCGCGCAGCAATGCGGGCGTGGAACATCAGGTCTGGTCCTCAGGGTTGCGCGAAGGGTCTTCCGCGTCATCGGTTTCATCTGTCTGGTCTGTGTCGTCGTCTTCGCCCTCATCCTCCCCCGAGCCCGGCAAAGCCTGCACGCCTTGCGCGGGCGAGCCGGGGCGGCGGAAGTCCAGGCCGAGCAATCGCTCGCGGCTGCGTTCGGCAGCGATTTCGCGGTCGACCTGTTCTGCGTCATAGCCACGTTCGGCAATGGCTTGTGTGCGGGATTTGAGGCCTGCTTCGATCTGGGCGATTTCGGCATTGGCGTCCTTCAAGGGATCGACCCAGTCCCATTTGGTCGGCAGCCAGTTGGCCGCCAGAAATCGTGGCCGGTCGGCCTCATAGCCGGGAAGGTCCAGTGCGCCGGACATTACGGCGGCATCCATCCAGCGCGCATAGACGGGACGGCATAGCTGGAAAACCATCACCGAATGCTGCCAGGCTGAGACGCGGCGTCTAAATTCTATCAGCGCCAAGCGCGAGTTCGAGAAGTTCCCCTTCACCATGTCATTGGTCAGATAAGGATAAGGAATGCCCAGCGCCGAGGCGACCTGCAGCAGCGTGCGGTATTGGAATGGCTCATAGGTCGCCCCTGAATCCGCAGGCTGGCCCACGGTCACATCCTCGCCCGGATCCAGCCGCACGACCTGGCCGGGGCTGATCTCGAAGCCGCCCAGCGTGTCGTCATCCTCAGCGGGCAACAGCGGGTTTTCCGGGGCGGGCGAGGTGACGAACATCGCATACATCGCGGCGACCTTTTTGCGGTCGAGCTCGGCATCGTCGTATTGATCGAGCAGAAACAACTTCACGATGGCAGGTGCCAGTTTTGAGACCCCGCGCAGTTGACCCGCTTCAACGGGGTCGATCACATGGATGACCTCTGAGGCGGGCACGCGGACCATTTCTCCCGCCAGCCCTGGATCGGTGCTGTCGCCGGGGTGCCGCCGGAGAAGGTGGTACGCCACACGGCGTCCAACCCGGTCGAACTCGATCCCCTGACGGATGGCATTACCATTGCTAGCCACCCCCGTCTGATGCAGCGGCAACATCTCGGCGGGCAACATCTGCAATTGTAGTGGCACGGAAAGCCCATCGTTCGCACGGCGCGGCCTGATCCGGAAGAAGACCTCACCGGCCAGAAACACCTCACGCGCCGCACGCCGCTGCAGCCCATAGAAATCAGTCAGACCTTCGCTGTCTGCTTCATCTGTCCAGGCCAACCAAAGGCGCTGCAGCTCTTCCTTGTGCGCCGCGTTTGCAATCTGAGAAATGGGTTTGATCCCGTCCCCCACGGTATTTGCGGCCCAGCTTTCAACGGCATTGGCCGCGTAGCCGTTGTTGCGCACCAGCCAGCGGGCGCGCGCGGTGATATCAGGGCCTGAGGCTGCAATCAGCGCATTTACATGTGCGCGCGTCGCCTGAAATCCGCGCAGACGGCGGTGATGCTGGCCAGCATCAAAGCCACCGACAAAGGCCCCGAGGCGCTGCCGCCAGTTCATCACAGGTCCTTCACGGCATGAGGGCGAGAGATCCGCCCAGCGCCGCGCTCAAGTTTCGCAATGCGGCGTTCGATGTCTCCGATCGCAGCGGCCAGCTCAGCATCTGTGCCATAGGTCAGGGTCTTGCCATCATAGCTCACAGAGCGCGTGCCGCTGTAGCGCGCGGCTAGCAACGCGCTATGGCGGGATTTGAGATCATCGAGGGTCATTGCGTACTCGCTATTCCATGTATTTTGGCGTGCTTACCCGCCAACCGCGCTTGCGCGGGGCGGCGATCCGCCCGGCTTGAGGCTCGGACGGTGTGTCAGTGTCGGCTTTGGCGGCCGCCGTGATCGTCTCCACCCCGGCCTGTTTCTCAAGCTGCCGCCACATCCGCTCATCGAAGCGGTCGGCCCCGAGGATCCAGGCAGCGGCCCGGGCGTACACCCGGGTATCCAGCGCCTCATTGCGTTCGCGCATCTTTTGCCATTCTTGGCGCGCGTAGCCCCGCTTGTTACGGATCGTGACCAGCTGCTCGGCCACAAGCTGCTTCAGCCATTCGCTATCTGCCCAGTCCGGCAGGTGGATCGTGCCCGCTGGATTTGAAACGCCACTGGCGCGGTCTTCATCATTGGGCCGCTCCAGCCGGAGATAGCGATAGGTCTCCGCCTTGAAGGTCGCCGTGGCCACTGTCCAAAGCCGCGCACCACGTTTGAGCTTTCGTCC